CGCCGATACACAATTAATAAAATTAAAGAAAGCAATGTATTGAAAATAGTTTTATCCGCAAAGAACAGCTTGGATCAATCTACAAAGATAAGTCGTAACAGAGGAACATCAATAGAAACATTACAAAATAATTATAATACTGAAATCGCTAATTAAATTATTTATTTATAAAATTGAAAAATATATTTATAATTAATTACTAATGTAATAATAATTAATTATAAATAATAAAATGAATACTGAAATTTATTGTAATAGTTGTAATAAATATTACAATAAATACTATTTTAAAAAACATCTTGATTCTAATATCCATTTTAAAATACTTATTAGAATTGAAGGGAAGATATTGCTGTTTAACAATAATCAATAATGATTTTATTATTAAACTTCGTTTGTAGTTTTGTTCTATATTTAGCACGACATATACGGCAGGTTTTATAAATATAATGTCTGTTTTCAATATTAATATCATACTCGTCTGCTTCTAACTTCATCTTACATTTCCTACATTTATATAAAATTACAATATCATAGTCCATTATAATATAATAAAGATGATATTTTTTAAATTGACAATCACCATAACAATTCACTAGCATACCATCCTGGGCTGTTTTTGATTTTTATATTATTCGCATGTCTCATCATATATAAGCGTCTGCGTTCATTCGCATATTTCTTACCGAATTTCTTAATGTATGTTGGATAATCAAAATAACCATACGCACCAATACTAAATAAAAAAACGCCATCTTTATACACATCTAATTTCTTTAATTTGTTTTTAGAGGGGTTTACTTCTACATTTAACTTTTTTGCTTTATTAAATGTATATTCACTTATGATATAATTACTCATTTATATATAATAATAAATATATTTATATAAAATTAGTTATTAATAAATCTGTTCTTGCTGTTAATTTTTTATTAATAGAACGACTCCCTTTTGTTTCTTTTACTAAATAAATATTATATTTTTCAAAAATATTCCTGACATTAGGACTATCATTTAACGACAAAACAAATTTACCTTTAATATTACTTAATATATCTTCAAGTTCAATTAAATTTAAATCGCCGTGTTTATACAATTTTTTACTTTTTTCGTATGGTGGGTCAAGATAAAACAAAGTATTTAAACTATCATACTTCTTTATAATATATTTATAATCTTTATTTAAAATTGTTGCTTTTTTCAATCTATTTTTATACAAATCCATATTTGCTAATTTTGGAATTGGAGAAGAAAATCGAACTAACTCGCCTTTTCCAGTAGAACTAAATGTATTACAATATTTTAATATAAAATTATAAAGTTTATCTTCGTTTGTTATTGCTGGAGTATCATACTGAATTTTAAGTTTGCTTAAAGTATCTAATTTTAAATATTTATCAAGATTACTAAAATTTACTTTTTTAATTAATTTGTATGCGTTCATTAACTCGCCATCCAAATCATTAATTATTTCTTTTTTTGATGGTTTTTTATTTAAAAAAATGGAAGCACCTCCTAAAAAAGGTTCTACATATATTTCGTGTTCAGGAAATATATTTATAATCTCATCACTAGTGTATCTTTTTGTCCCAATCCTACAAAAAATAGGTTTTAAATTTATATCATTATTATAAATACCATTACCAGTAATAGTTTTTTTATATGATGATTTTGCTTTTACTAACGCATCTTTATAAGTTATATTATATTTAATTGAGTAATCTTTGACGTAATCTATCCACGAATTTTTGTAATTCATAATATTATATATATATATATAATATCTTTATTGTTAAATAAGCAAAATAAATATAGAAATATTAAAATCTATATTTGTTTTTTTGGATTTTTAGTTTTTTGTTTTTATTTATTTAATCAATGTATCCACCTTTGTTTTCCCATCCGGTTCCACAGGAGTATAATTTGTTAAGAAAAATTACTTCTGTGGAACCAATAAATAAAAGAAGCATATAGCACTAGAGAAACACATTGACTAATTAATTAATTACCATTCATTCTTAATAACAATCTCTTTGATAGTATCCAAATGAAGTCTGTCTGCTTTTGATAAATCAATATCATAAATATACTCTGCCTTTTTATTAATTTTTTTCCTTTTATATTTAATATCCAAACCTAAATGATTGATTACAATATGTTTTAAACAACTATTAATATATTTCACGTCCCACTCATCATTGCCTTGTTTTGTTCTAAAATTATAAATATGTTTCCCTTTTTGAATTACTTTTGATAACGAGTCAAGATTGTTTTTAATATCGACAGATGAATATGTTAAATTCAACAAATTATCACAATTAAAAATTGACTTTATATCATTATTAATATTTGTTTTAATAAAATCCGTATTTATTAATAAATCATACGTATTTAGATTGTTATCATTTATGCTATCAATAGTAATTTCCTTTTTCGGTTGTAATTGTATTTCACCCACAATATTAGTTAATATATCCATACTTTTATAATATCTTCCGAATAAAGGGGTTAAATCCATATCAGTCATTAGTAGTTCATCTCTTTTTATTAGTTTATCAAATTTATATTTTATCATTTGGTATTTTTGGATATCAGATAAATTATAAACATCTTTTTCATAAAATCTATATTCCATAAAATCTATACTTTCGATCTCACAATAACCAAACGCACAACTTGATTGACCATTATCATCGCTTTCATCAAATGTAGGTAATATTTCTAACGGATATATTTCGTATCCACACAAACGCATATATTCGTGCGTATTTCCAGCACAATTGGTGTTCGATACATAATCCTCGAATATATAATATGCTAAATTTTTAATACCCCATAAGCACATTTGAGGAACGGCGACCCCCATATGAACTAATAGTTCTTGTTTTTCAATAAGATTTTTATAAATATTTAAAAGATTTCCTTCACTATCCTCAAATATTTTACTTATCAATTTTGCTTTTTCTGAATGATGGAATTTATAATTGAAAGCAAAATAACATTCGTTGTTAATTAATTTTCTTACTCTTAAGCTCGCTTGGAATAAATCTCGAATACAACAACTATTCGGTGATATCCATAAATATAAAGAATGGAAAGTAGGAATATCTGGGTCGTAATTTACTCCACACGTTATTATTGGTGTATATATTAAAATATCTACATCAGACCATTCCTTTTCTATATTATCGAATTTTTTATCCTTTTCCGACATTTGTCCATTATAATATTTTATCTTTTTATTTGGACACTTTTTTCGTAATTCATCATACGCAAAATCAGCATTTCCTTTTAGTAATGAAACAAAAACAACTCTTTCATTTTTGTTATTCACTTGGTCAGTCATCTTTTCCAATAGATTAATAAAACCAGGAACCTCGTATGCTTTTCTTTTATACGGATTGAAATCATTAACAATTACACGTGAGATGGCGTTTTGTTTAATAGAATTTATAACTTCTATCGAGTTATTAGATAAAAATGCGTCTGCTGTAATAATAGTATTACAATTTTTTAAAATGTATTCAAATGTCTTGTATGTTTCCACTATATTTTTATTTGTATCTTTACTAACCAGTTGCTTTAATACACTTTCTACTTCATCTATTACAATTAAATCGTATTTTTGTCTTTTAACCTTCCACGTGCTTTCTAATTGGATAATAATCTTATCTGTTTCTTCATAGTCGTCCTTTTTAAGGGTCGAATATAATTTAAAATCCACATCTTTTAAATCATTATAGATGTCTCTGGCAAACAAAACACGAGGAGCAAAATAAATAATTTTCTTGATGCTTGGATTATTCTTAATGAAATTTTTAATGATTGTTGTCTTACCACTACCCAAGTGAGATTTAATATGCGTAATAGTATCCGTTTTTAAATCTATATTTTCTACTATTGAATATGGAATAAATCGTTGATTAACTTTATCCGTGATATAATTCATATATAGTAATTCTTTTTTAAAGTCTTCACGTAGTGTAATTCCACGATGCTTTTTTAATAAAGAAAAATATGCTTTTTCATCAGATTTTTTTGAATACCAAAATAAAGTTTTAATACTTATCGTTCCGTCGTTTGTTTTTTGAAATTTTAAGAATTCTTCATCGAGGTTCTTATCTTTTGTATTAGATGAGCGATACATACAATCTAACGCAATATTATCATAACCAGCGGAACATAAAGAACAGATAATTTTAAAATGGGTTGCCCTATTATCTATATATTCCTGCCCAATGTTGTTCATATGGTCATATATTTCCTCGTGTTCGTATCTATTTTTATGATTCAAAACTTCAATTTTAACATTATTCACATCCTTTTTTTTATTAATTACTAAAAGGTCTGTGAAAAACGGAAGTTCTCTCTCATTAAATTTTATAATATTTGATTTATTAAATACTTGTATATCACAATTACTATATGCCCACTGCCCGGTTAATAGTTCAACTCCGTTTTCTTTATCATCGAATATTTGAATTATCTCACCATCACCCCTTGCGTAATTCTCTTTGAATTGAAATCTATATTTCGTATTGGTATAATTTTTAACGAAATCGTGAAATCCATCTATCTTAATAAATATATGGTATCCATACGATTTTGTTAATGATTTGTAATATGCGGATTTTGTATCGGCGTTTTGTATCCAATTATAAAGTGTTCTTTCATTAATATTCTCGGTATCGATATCTATTTGGAAATATTCGCTTGTATCCATTGCTATTTTTAGTAATTGAGATGGATTTACGTATTTCATTATTTCACTGCTATAAAATAATTCTTGCCGTGCTTTCAGGTTCGCATCACTTATGGTTTTAAATTCTTTATAGTGAGGGACATTTGTATCAGTTCCGTCTTCTTTTAATCTTTTATATAACGGATGATTGACTGGACAGAGCATTTTTTTATTGTTTTTTATTTTTAATATGATTGGAAACCATTTGATATTAAGAGAATTACAAAAATCTATAATATTCATACTATCGTTTTTATTGCTAAAAGTTTCGGTTAGTTGGTTCATCATATTTTATTATATATAATATATAATGAGATTTTATTTTAAGTTGTTTTTAATCTTTATTATTTATAGTATTTAACAATCTCCTAAATATAATTGGAATAAATCTTTAATTATTTCTTTATTTTCAATAGTATCGAGAATGGTTTTTGCTTTTCCATAATTAATCAGGTCAGGCATATTATCATATTTGCTAACAATATGACTTGGTATTGATGCTTTTTTAATATAATTGTTCCGTTTCCGCACCATATTGTAATATTCTTGGTTTGATTTATACCTATCAAGCATATAGGTCTTCATATCGTGAGTTTTGTTATTAGATTTATCTTTTTTGTTTTCAGGATTATAAATAGTATTCATAGTTAAAGTATTCTTTTCTACTATATATATAGATAATTATTTAAGTTGTTTTCGTGTTTTAGAGTTTTTACTATAAATTTATTGCTAAATAATTGCGGATTAATTAATCAATGTATCCACCTTTGTTTTCCTTCGGTTCCACAGGAGTATAATTTGTTAAGAAAAATTACTTCTGTGGAACCAATAAATAAGTTTCCGTCCAACGGCAAGTCCCATATAGCACAAGAGAAACACATTGATTAATTAATTAATTATCAAAATTTCAAATTTTAAAATTCAAATTTCTATTTTTATAAAATTTAAACATATAAGTAATTCATTTTCCACCAAATCAAAAAACAAAATTCAACTTTCAATTTAATATCTATTTTTAATATATTTCTTTATAAAATTCTTGATTGTGATTGTTGCACGGATGATATGAGCCAAGGAATATAAATGCCCATGATACTTGTAATAAAACATAACTATATAAAAGTAAGAATAGCAATACGAAAGCATTATATATATATAATAATATTAAACATATAATATTTTTTTTATTGAAAATCAATTTCATATTTTAATTTATTTAGCAAATCCATCATCACGAATAACAAGAGTTAATGATACATTTTCTCCGTTTAGGTCCAATAACAAACCATTATTAGAACGAACGCTAAAATGAATAGAACCAATGTATCCACTTCGTGAAATCGGTAGATAAATCGGTTGGGATAGACCACTTCCACCATTTATGTTAGAACCGGGAGGCACATTGGGAACAAACGAAAATAGCGAATCATTATTTTTTTCATTAATAAAATTATCGTTCGCACTAACCAAGTCGCAATTAATAGAAATTAAATCAATTGAATTTGTGATATTTGGAACAAGTGTTCCGCTCTGTGATGATGTATATAACAATTTATCAAATCCAATGAGAACATCTATCGTGTTGGCAATAGTTAAATCTAATTGATAACTATTGGTTAATACAAGTTCAACTTTCAAGGTAGAATAATTAGCACTCAATTTAATGTTAGTACCATCGTGTCCATTAACAGTTATTAATGCTTGAATAGCAGAGGATAAAGTATCAATTCCGTAGTTCCCAGATGGAATCGTTAAAGTATAAAAAGTAACCCCAGCATCAGGTGAATATCTGATTTGATTATTAGAGTTTCCAGCAGATACATTGAACCAAGAATACCATAAAGAATAATTAACCAAGGCAACAGAATATTTTTTATCATTATTTAGAATTAGATTGGGAATCGTGATACTAAAATCGTGAGTTTTAATATCAGGTTGAGTTGTCTTCAATTGAGTCGTAGATATTTGTAATAATTTAGTCGTCATCTAGTTATATAGTATATCAAAATATAATATTTATATATAAAATATAATATTAATATATAAATATAAATAAAAATATATAGTATCTATATATATATAAATATGATTGTTTCAACAGATTTCACTTCTACCCAGAAAACCAAATTACGAGCTCTAGCGAAAGGCAAGGTTGATAAAGTTAAGATTAGATTTTCAAAAGAACAACTACAGCAAGATGGAGCAGACATGCTAAAAGTTTCAGATGAACAGATGAAGAAAATAGTTAGTGCAAAAACGAGCAGTAATCCTCGAGGAGTGGATTTGGAATTCACTAAAAGTGATTTGATTAAAAGTCAGCAAGGTGGGTTCATTCCGTTATTTTTGGCACCCTTGCTGCCTACTATAGCAACTGCAGTAGGGTCTGCTGTTGTTTCATATGGGGCAACTAAGGCCTTAGATGCGATATTTGGGGAGGGCATGGAAGCTGAAGGTTTAACTCAGTTGGGTGTGAAACCTAAAAATACTGGTGAAGGTCTAACCAGACTTGGTGTTAAATCCGGCAAAGGTTTAACGCAACTCGGTAAAGGAGATGTTAAACAAAAAGTAAAAGCAAAAAAGGGAAAAAAAAAAACATAATTTCAGCATCCATCCAAATTAAAAAATTATTATTTCCAATTCATCCATTATCCAATCACAGCATAGATAAATACTTAGAAATAATAGGACTGGGAAATAAATATTATGAAAGTTCATCAAAAGATGTATTACCAAAGAAATTAAGTAATGATATGGTAATGGTTATAAATTTAGATGACGAATATGGTAGTGGAACACACTGGGTCTGTGTAGTTAATTCAAAGGATAGTAAGTATGTTTTATATTATGATAGTTTTGGTGTTCCTTTTATTGACCCAAAAATCTATACATTTTTAAAGACTTCTAAAAAGAAAATATTATATAATCAAAACCAAATCCAAGATATAACAAGTGTCTTATGTGGTTATTATTGTTTGAAAATAATTAAAGATGTGATGGTGGATGGTATGGGTTATCAAATCGCAATAAATAAATACACGATTAATCCTTCATTCCATAATCAAGATACCGCCGATAATTTGTTTATAAAATAAATATAAAATGATATATTTAGAAAGATTTATATATAAAAAATTTATATTATGAATATATATATAAAATGAGTAATATAACAAATACAAATAATTTCCACGACTTACTATTATCGTATGCTGCAGAACCTTTGAATATAATAAATATGTGTCAATCAAGCGTGAGTTTGCTATGCACTCTTGCTATATGTGCCAAGGTATTCAACTTTCCTTCTTTTTTTAAAAGCATTCGTGACAAACAATTGAAAATTAAACAAAAAAGAGAAAAGCAGCAATTACAGAAAATGAGAAAATTAATCGAGGCAGTCCAGCAGCATAAAGATTTGAATATTGATGATTTGATTTTAGATAGTGAAGTTGATGACGATGATGATGAAAAAACGGATGCTGGTGTGATGAGGACTACTCACAAAAAGAAAAATAGAAAAGATAAAAATGATACAATCGTCTAGGGAAGATTGAATTATTTAAATAATTTAAATGTATTGCGAGGATATTAAATTATAATCCTTTTTAAATAATTAATATATAAATAATATATATAATTATTATATATAATAATGAAGCAAAAACGCAAAACCAAAACTTTGATTATATACGGCAACGGATACAGACAAACATTTAGAAAAGAAATCCGAGGTGACGGCCTCGGTGAAATTTTAGCTGCTATATTCAAAGGCACGGCCAAATTTATTTCTCGTTCTGATGTTATACCAGCAATTGGAAGGGTTCTTAGTAAAGCAGCATCATCAGCAGCAGAATCTGCGAGTAAGTACGCCGCAGAAGCAGCCCCTTCTGTAATATCTGCTGGAAAACGTGTGGCTACATCAGCACTAGAAGGGGCGACCGAATCGTTAGTAAAAAATATTCCCAAGTATTTTGAGGGTTCAAAAACAGGAGCAGACGTATTAAAATCTGCTCGTGATAAGACTTTAGAAAGTATAGTTCAAACTGGAACACCATTAGCACAAGACGAGATACAAAAATTGAGAGAAGCAGTCCAAGCTCAGTCTGATGCTATAATCAGAGAAGCCCAGGCGGACGCTACAAAGGAATCTAAACGAGTTAAAAGTAATATTGAGAAAGAGTTAAAGAAATTAAAACGAAAGGTAGTTGGTGCTGGTCATCCCAAAGCAAAAGCAAAATCTAAAAAATAAATTGAATAAATTTAATAAATTGAATATTTTTTAATATTGTTTAGCAATATATTAATTTATTATAATAAATGTAATTAATATATAAATAAAATAATCTTATAATATATATATATAAAATGAGTCTAATTGAAACCCAGTATGAACTAGTTACGCCTTCTATGTCTATGAGGAGCACCGAGAATTCTTATTTCACTGAAATACGAACCGATAATACCTCCATTACGAACGATACACAGTTCCGTCTTCAACTAAAAAATCTAAATGATTATATCAATCTTTCCAAATCTTATTTAGAAGTTAAATTTAAAATAAAAAAAGGAGCTTCTCTGCCGCTTGATGCTGCTGATGTAGTTACTCTTCAGAATGGTCTGACCAGTCTATTTAACCGCATGGTTCTCCGTGTGAATGGTTCTATTGTCGAGGATGTGAATGAATCGAATATGGTAGGTCTTGTCAAATCTATACTACACTACAGCGATGATTACCTGAAATCTGTTGGGTCTAATGGTTTTTATTACAAAGAGACCGGTGTAGGCGCTATTGATGGTTTGGCCGAATACTCGAATCCCAGTGGAGAAGTAGTAACTCGTAACGCGAATTATAATGATGGTTTTGTTCAGCGTTTAGCATTATCCAAAGAGTCCCAGTTGGTATGCTGTGCTCTACCCCTTCACGAGCTTTTTGGATTCTGTTCGGTCGACCGGGTTATGAAGAATTGTGATGTTTCTATCGAAATAACAAAGGCATCTGCGGCTGCTTCTGTATGCGGTGCGGTTGCCAACGCTTATGTAGAAATGGAGAAAATCTCGTGGTGGTGCTCAGTGCAGAAACCGAGCCCTCAGGTAGAGATGGCTTTGAATGCTCAGTTGGCTGCTGGGGTTGTTTCGGAATGGAAATTTCCGTTTGCGACTGGATACGAGTCCAGTTCGTTCTCTGCCCTTACCTCTGGTCGTCAGAACTTCCGTGTCTCAACGACCGCTGAGAGACCTTTGTATGCTTTTGCTATGCTTCGTGGAGCAACCCAGTCCGCTCAGCTTAATAACCAGGTTTCTAATGAGGCCATATCTGAGATTGCTCTAAGAATGAATGGTGTTCAGCATCCTCAGCAGGCGTATCAGCCTGTTAAAAATGCTGCTGGCGAATATACCGATTTTGCGAGAATCTACTCCGATTTGCTCGACTATATGAATAAAGATTCTGATTACTCTAACGGAGGTGTATTGCTAAGAAATGATTGGGTGAATCAGACATCTGTATTTGCGTTTGACCTTCGTGCCTCCCCACCGAGTTTAACAAATAGTCCGATTGACTTAACTTGCGAGTTTACCTTGGACGGAGCAGCAAACGATGTCGATACTAAATTATTTGTTATGGTCGTAACCGAGCGTAGCGTGGTATTAAGTTGGCGTGGACAAAACGCTATTGTATCTATTGCTTAAATTACTTAATTAATTATAATTCTTATCATTATTTTATATTTTATATTATTAATATAAATTATAAAATTAAAACAATAAATTAATCATTTTAATCATCGGTTTTATCCTTTTTATCCTTTTTAGATTTATCTTTAATTTTTTCAACATCAAATACTTCAAAGCCATCGCGATATTTTGTTTCTTTTGGATTTTCGTTAAAAATACTTATAAATTTATATTTCTCGCATAATATTCCATTATATAATTTACGAAACTCACGTAGGTTCATATCGCAACCAAGTTCTTGATGAAGCATCATCAGTTCCTTATTGTTATTATTATTAAAGATACAAAGATGCGATAAATTTAATCGTATATTTCTACTTATTCTAAAATACATCTGCCCAATAAATATAATACTCGTATTTTTGTGACGACAACTCGTATAAAGTTCATCAATAGTTTTCTTCTCCTTAGCACTTGGAAGTGGAAAATCATCAACGATAATTAAATTTTTATAAGATTTATCCAAATCACTACATTCAACCATATTATCTAAATTATTTTCAAAATGTTCTATCGTTTTAAAGTCAATTCCGTATTTATCTTTTATTAGACCATCTTGCGTTTCATAGAAATCTTTAATATATTGATACTTACCTTGGTCTAAATGTTTAGAATAAATATGTAATTTGTCAAAAACAAGTTTATCTTTTATTAAAGATAATAAAAGGTTGCTTTTCCCGCACCCACTGGAACCGCAAATAATCATACGGAATGGGTGTTTTGGAAGAAGTGGATGCTTTTGACATATACCATTATCATTGGGTTTCTCATATTTATCCATATTATCTACTTTTAAAATATCGCAATTATCATTCTTTTTAACATTTTTAGTCCTTTTACTCATATTATTTAGTATATATATAATAAAGATTAAAAAATAATTTTTATATAAAAAATCTTTTTATAATATATATATATATATATAATGGTTTATACAGAATTAAAATCGCCTGAATATTATTTAAATTTTGCGAAAAAATATCAGAAAAGTCAAGCAGAAGTTCTTAATTATTTTCAAATGAAAAAACTTGCCGAAGCAGGAATGTTAGAGGATTATATTAAAATGATAGAAACAAAAAGTGAGGCGGAGCGTAGGTTAAAAGAAGAGCAACAAGCACGTGAAACGAGACCTGAATTAAGGTTAGAACCAAAAGCAGAACCAAAAGCAGAACCAAAAGCAGAAGCAAAAGCAGAAGCAAAAGCAGAAGCAAAAGCAGAACCTGAAGAATATAGATATGTAAAAGGTCTAAGACCAAGCAATCAGGGTATAAACTATTCATTTTATAAAGGAAAAAAAAAAAAGTTAGTTATAAATTTGAATAAAAATAATGAATTAGAAAGCCCAGAGAAATTCAGAAGATTAAAGGAATTAGACCCTGTGTTTTTTGGAGGTCAAGAAAACAAAGATTTATTTATTAAAAATCTAAAAATAAATTTAGAACCAAACCGACCAAGAGGTGGGTTCGACTTTGGTCGGTTTCCAATGAAACCCAAAGCAGAAGCAAAAGCAGAAGCAAAAGCAGAAGCAAAAGCAGAAGCAGAAGCAGAACCAAAAAAGTTTATGATTAAAGTTAAAAAAAAAAGAAAGCAAAAATTAAAAGTTTCAAAACCAAAACCATTAACAATTATAGAAGAAGAAGAACCTGTCACACCAACGACGACTGGATTTGGTTATTATAATGATGATATACATAAATTGAATATGTTAGTTGGTTCAAGACTTGCTGGGAATAAAAATAAAAAGATGATGAATGAAATTAAAAAATTAATGAAGAGTATGGTGATGAATAAGACATTAACTAAAAAGCAAGAACAGATGGTATTAAAAAGAATGTGATTTTATGAATGAATTAATTAATCAATGTGTTTCTCTTGTGCTACATGCTTCTTGGTTTATTGGTTCCACAGGAGTATAATTTGTTAAGAAAAATTACTTCTGTAGTACCGGAGGGATTGATTGATTATTTAGATAAAAAATATAATTTTTTAATTTTTTAATATATAAATATAATAAAATGGTATATATATATAAATATGTCTGATGTATTTAACAATTCAATACAATCTTCTTCTCTTGGAGAGCGTTTAACAACAATTAAAAATTTATATATACCGCCTGGTGCTTCACAAGTATTATCATTAGGTTTTGGTTCAGAAGTTGAACCTTTGAATATATCTAATTATGGGAAATCTTTATTGAATGTATCAAGTCTAAATGGTTTGATAAATTTGATTAATCAACAGGATAGTAAGATGGAAGTAATAGACTCCGGAACTGGTGAAATTTCCGTTATTGTTGATAATCAATTAGTAGCGAAATGGTCAAGTGGGAATTTAATATTTCAACCTAATAAAATATTATATGTTGATACGATTATGAGTGCGAGTGGTCCAGTTAATTTTTTTAGTGATGTGAAACCTGTTATTCCTACTTTAAATTTTGGTACTTCTGCTGTAAGATGGAATAATATATATTCATCAAATTTAGATACAAATACTATTATATCTACTGGTGCTGGTGATATAAATGTCAATTCTAATCTAATATCAAACGGAGGGTTATATATCAATAATGGTATATTGCCGTATACTGGTGGGATGATGCCTCAACCCCAAGACATAGGCAGTGATGTCTTACGCTTTGAGAACATTTATTCTAATAATAGTCATACAGATAGGAGTTATTTGAATAGAATAATTAGTCCCTCTCATACTAGCGGTTCTTTGGTTTTTGAGGATAGTTTATATTTAGCCACTATTAAATGCCAAGAAAACGATGTTGATTTTAACTATAAAAATCTTCTTATAAAAGCATCCGGTGCTGGCGAATTATCATTATCAAATAATAGTTTAACGTATATGAGGAACTTTTATAACCCAGCATATATATTGCCTTCTCCAGCATTACCAGGAGCAGATTGTAATAGGTTATTAAATATTGAGTCAGGTCATATTATTCCATTAGCAACATTAGCGTTCTCAATTGGGGCGCCTTCTCTTCGTTGGAATGATTTATATACGCAAAATCCGCCAAATCATAATTCAGATAGAAACCTAAAAACAGATATTAAAACGATTGATGAATTTGGATTAGATTTTATAAATAAATTACACCCTGTAAGTTATAAGTGGAAAGATGGGGGAGTAAGAACCCACTTCGGCTTCCTGGCTCAGGAGTTGCGTGATGTTTTATCACACGAAAATAACAGAAATAATTATGGTTTATATACATACACCCCTGAAACTGAAATTGAAATTAAAAACGATGATGGAACTATTGAAAAACAAATTGTTCCAGAAAATTATGGTGTGCGTTATAGTGAATTAATCAGTCCTATTGTTAAGTCTATTCAAGAGTTAAGCGATAAAGTTGATAATCTAGAAAATAACACGCAAGTTCAAGGTGATACTATTGTGATGAATAGCACACCAGTTCAGCAGTCAAGTTCTTCTTCTTCAAGTTCAACTTTAAAATTACAAAAACAGGTAGATAATCTAGTCGGTCGTGTGTTTAATTTGGAGAATAAAACAGAAGAAGATGAATCTGAGTCAGATTTTTCTATGATTAACTCACTTCAAACAAGAGTCCATCAATTAGAAATCCAAAACCAGAAATATGAAAAAAAGATAAAATCATTAACAACAGCGGTAAATAAATTATTGAAGAATATGTAATTAATTATTT